CTTGAGCGAATTCTGGAGTCCATTGTGCTTTTAACTTACGAGTCATAGCAACGATTGGAATAGAACGAAGCTCTACGTTCAATTCAGGAATACCTAAATCAGTTTCAGGGTTTGCAGCGAAACCAGAAGTTGATTGTTCAAAATCACCACGAGTGATGTCGGTTGGTTGCTTGTGGTAGTATACTTTTACAGTAGAACCATTACCTACAGCACCATCTTGAACTACGAAAGTTACAGTAGAAGTTCCGTTAGTAGTAGTCAAGTTTTCGATTACGTTTACGAATGCAGATGCAGAGTAAAGTTGGAATGCACGAACACCTTCGTAGTCAGCTGAACTTGGAAGAGTTACAGTAACAGTGTCGAAGTTAGAGCTAGTACCATAACGTAAGTCATAGTTCATAGTTGCGTCAGTTGCATTACCAACAGTAGCAACAACAACTGATGAAGTGTCGTTCATAGTGTAACCGAAACGACCACCACCGTAAAGACCACCAACAGCGTTAGAACCAGTTTCGGTGATACCGAATACAGAGTCAGCTTGTGAGTCTTTACCAGAACCGGTTGTGAAACCTGGTTGACCTGTACCATACTTGAAGTCCAAGTAGAATACGAGACCTGAAGGAAGGTTCATTGGTTGAACCGAAACGAATTCCTTCGCTGCGATTTCAGAGAAGATACGGCGAACCAAAGGAAGAGCTACACCAGCCCATTCTTCAGAGTTAGCCGATGTACCTGTGCTTGACGCTTCAGATACTAATTGCTTTGCTTGGTTCTCAAGGAGAGTAGCCATACCTGACTTTTCGAAATCAGAAGATAATCCTTCTAAAAGACCAGTCTTGACCCATTTAGATACGATACCTTTTGTCTCTTCAGACATTCTCTTGTTGAAACCAGCAGATTCAGCTAAAATGTTATTTACTTTCATTTTAATCCTTTTTTCTTTTGGGTTTTATTTTTATTTAATCAAACCAGCTAACTTCTTAAATCTTTCAGCTACTGCGTCACCTTCAGATAAAATCTTTTTAGGAGCTGCAGTTGACTTCATAGGTTTAGAAGCGAGTGATTCTTTAACAACAGTTTTCTTTTTTCTTGCAACATTTAAGTTTTCACCTAAAGTAGCAAATACTAATTTTACCTCTCTCAAGTTAGAAGCTCTATCGAAATTCTCGATAACTTTAACCTTTTGAGATTCATTTAAATCAAAAGTTCTGAACAACTTGTTGGTGTAAAGAAGCTTTGCGTTTAAAAGATTTACTTCGTTGATGGTTTTTCTCATAGACTCAATTGTCTTGTAAGCTTCTTCCAATTCTTCTTTGTAACCTTCTTCAGCGGTTTCTTCTTCTTCAGTCATCTCTTCCTTATCTTCACCTTCCATCTCTTTCAATGTGCGGATAATTTCGTTGATGTCAAGTTCTTCTTCACCTTCTTCTTCAGAATACATTTCAGATTCCATTTCATCTTCTTCAGATGTCATTTCTTCTTCACCATATTCTTCAGTCATTTCTTCTTCATCAGAAGCCATTGCGTCTTCTAATTCTCTGATTACTGCTTCAAGGTCAAGGTCATCCTCTTCGGTGTCTTCTTCTTCATCACCGGTAAGTTCGTACTCTTCACCCTCTTCATCAGCAGCCATATCCAATTCTTCTTCAGCTTCCATTTCATCTTCTTCAGAATACATTTCATCCTCTTCTTCGGTCAAGTCGCTGTCATTTTCAATATCAGATGAATCAGATGAATCAGCAGAAGGTTCAGCGTTGTCGCCAGCACCCAATTCTGTTGAATCTAATTCTTCTTCCATTGACTCTTCATCTTCTAGCTCTTCAGCTAACTTATGAGACAACATAGACTGAATTCGAGGAGCAAATGCTTCTTCCAAAGCCAACTTAGCGTTAGCTAAAGCAGTTTCTTTTACGGCTTTTGCATCAGCGATAGCTTCTTTGAGCAAATCTGATTTTGCCATTTTAAACTCCTAAATTATTGTTCGGGGTAATAAGGTTATTTATCAACCTTAATAATATAATTGTATAATAAAGTTATAGCCCATTAGGGGACTACATTTTTGGTAATAAATAGGGAAACTTTTTGTAAAACAATAAAGTGTTTACCATTTACTCTTGTTGTTGGCGTCGTGTCCACTCTTTACGGAGCGCTTGATTTCGTAGCTCTCTTTTTTCCGTTGTGGGTTTTACATATTCTCTATGTGATTTAATCCACTCAATTTTACCACTTTCTTTCATATTCTTTTTCCAGAATCGTAGAGCGGCTTCAATGTTGTTGTTTACAACTTTTACAGCATTAGGTTTACCGATGATAATCATTTCGGCTTTTCTAACCTTTTTGTGTTTTTTGTTTTCTTCCATAACTTGTTTTTTATATTGTATAAATACAATTTATTAACTTAAATCATCAAGTCCGTTTTTAAAATCAGAAAAAAGTTTCCCCAACTCTCTTTGAGCAGATGGGGATAACTTTTTGATTTGAGGTAAGTTCTTTTTAATCATTGTTGAGAACTCAACCGATAGGTCTTGTAATACTTTAGTATCGTTCATTTTTACATTCCCAATTTTGCTTGGATTTTAGCAAGTTCTGGTTTTACTTTAGCCAAAGTAGCTTTGTCAAATCTTTTTAAGTGAGATTCAACACCATATGCTGAACTGAAAATCATTTTCCAAGCATTTGCAAATGGAGCCTTCATTAATTGAGAACCATATCTCTGACCCCAAATTGAGTTTGTAGACCAACTTGCAATAGCGTTAGCCAACTCTGGAGATACTTTGATACCTTCAACTGATGAAGTGTTTCCTTTTAGTAAAGCTTTCAAACCTTGTGCAAAAGTGATTTCGTTTACTGATTCAAATTCCATATCTTTTGATTGTCCCGGTCTAGCACTATGTGCATTAAATAGAACATATTTACCATTGTCTAAAATAACAGCAAATCCAAAATCACTATCATACGCCACATTTGTAACTTTTCTACCCTTCATTATGTAGTTAAGGTTTTTATTATCACTAAATACTTCGTTTACTGATTCACCTAATCCTCTTTTTGCTGCTTTCTGAATAAATGGTTTGAAATCTTTTTTCTTTGACATTTGGATTACACCATCAATACCATTTGGATTCATCCATATGAATTTTTCAATTACTTTTAATTCATTTTCATCAAATCCTTTAAAGTATTTTTGTAAATCATCCAATGAAGATTCGTTTATTGATTCAAGTTTCAAATTTCTTTGTGCGTTAGTCAAACCACTAATGATAGATTTTAATCCACCTTTAACACCATCGGTATCTCTATCTTTAACTCTTTTATCCAAAATTTTGGTGTTCATCTTTAAGAAGTTGATGATTGCGTTTTCAACAGCGTTCCACTTAATTTCTTCTTCGTTTACTGATTCATCCTTTTTCTTACCAGCTCTTAACGCAGCCAAGTCAGATGCTTCAATCTCACCATCATCATCAAAATCAATTTTGTGTTGGTCACCTTTAAGTTCTTCTCTTTTCAACAAAGAACCTAACTTCATAGACTCGTTAGCAAACTTTTCAGCGTTTTCTTTATCTTCAGCATCAACACCGGTCACTTTAAATGACTTACCATCAACTTCAAATGAATCTTCACCAGCAGCAATAGCTTTTGCTCTCTCAGCACCAAACTCATTACCTTCTTTGATTTCGTAGTATTTACCAAGAACTTCACCGATTTCATCGTAAGATGATTCCAATCTTTGTTGTAAGGTAGATACCTCTTTGATGGTGTTTGAAAAAACCTTAAATGATTCGTTCATAGATTTCATATGTCTCTGAACAGTTACTCTATCAAACCAATCACCGGTTTCTTTTAAGGTGAGGTTATTAGCGTTTTCAACAATCCCTTTGATTGAATCGTGGATTTCTGCAAGATTACCTTTGTGAGCAATCATCTCACCTAATTGGCGATAAGCAGCAACGGCCTCAACAAACGCACGTTTTTCTTCCTTGGTCATACCTTGACCTTCTTCTTCACCTACATTCATTCTGCGGTAATCTAACTCTTGTGATTCTTTAAGAAGTTGTGTTAATTTTTTCATTTTATTATCCGTTTGTTTTAACAATTAAAATCCGATTGAAACGCCGTCTTTATCACCTTCAACCCAACGAATTTGAGTTTTTAGTAATTGATTTAATTCACTTGCACCAAATCGGTACGAACCGCCCATTGATGGTTTTTTGATATCTACAATCATTCCGTGAATACCATCAAAGATAGCGGTGTGTTTACCACCAATAACCTTTTCAAGGTATTTAATTTTACTTTGGGTTTTTGAATCAAGCTCGTTGAACTTAACTTCAGAAGCTTCGTTGATTGTCTTTTTAGATTCAAGTAAAGATTTTAATTTCATTTCTTTCCCTCAATGAGTTTTTCAATCTTTTCACCCGTTGGTCTGCCAACATTCATAGATACATAAAAACCAATTGCGTCTACGATGTCTTTGCCATCCCATTTAGCTAAAGCAGCGATGTTTGGACCAAGGTCATATTCGTACATTTTCTCAAGGTCTTTCTCTGCCATTGGGTCACCTTCGTATTTTGCTTTTGAACCGAAGATGGTTGGAACTTTCTTTGCAGTCGTGTGGAAGTTAGCATCTCTTAAAGCGCCAATCAAAACGTGCATAATAGCCCACAAGTGGTTAGGAGACCCATCTCTTAAATCATCAAATTCATATGATAACATCTTGTTGACTTTGATATTTAACTTACGGTCCATTTCATTTAATCTACCTTCGTTCATACCATTACCATATTCGTGGTAGTTTGAAGATGCTTGTGAAATGTAGTTTTCAGCGTTAGTGATGTGGTCTTGAATCCAAGCAGGAATATCTTTTTCCATCTCACCCATTTTTTGTTTCAATTCAGTAGCGTACTTGATAATTGAATCTAATGAGTTTTGAGACATTGAAACTTCGTGGTCTTGTTCTTTTAAACTCTCGTTAGTGCCAAATTTAGCGATAATCATTTTTTGAATTCTATTGTCAGGTTTACCAACAACAGCAGTCACAAAATCCATTCTATCTGAAAGTTTTCCTTTTTTAACATATTGGAAAACTTTTTCAATATCCAAGTTGTGAGTATCCACAAACTTTTGGATTGCGTCTTTATTCATACCAGTTAAACCGCCAATTTCCATTGCGGTTCTACTTGCGTTCTCGTTTAATAATGATTTCAATTTCATTTGATATCTCCAAAATCACACTCACAATACCCACCCACTTCGCAGATGATTTCTCTCATAAGTGTATTAACCTTACTATAATTATTAGTTTTTCTTACAACACCTTCTTTAATAACACCTTCATTTGTAGGTCTCATAAAAGCGCCGTGAGTTGATGGGTTGGATACAAAGTCCCAACAAATTAATTCAAAGTCATTTTCAACTGCAACAGTGTCTTCACCAAGTTGACTTACTGAACCCATACCTCTTGAAGAAATACCAACTGTACATTCAGCCTTGATAAGTTCTTGTAAAATTTTACCAGCAGGTGTGTTTAGGATTTCAACAGCACCCACAACATCATCACCATTCCACCACACATCACGAACAATGTGAGATGTATTCTTCAATTCAATTACTGATGATTCCGGATGGTCTAATTCACCATACGCTCTATTTTCACGAATCTCACGACCTTTATACCTATCAATTTCTCTTTCAAGAATGTTTTTAGGATATACTCTACCATTTTGGTTTTTAGCATTTGCTCTCTGCAATACACCGGTCACCAAAAATCTTCCGTGGCGGTCCTGCGACTCCTTTAAGATTTGGGGTGTGATTTGGAATACAGTAGTATCAACTAATAATTGCTTCATTATTTTTCCCAGATTTGTTTTTTGCGGTAAAGGTCAAGAAAAACTTTAGCCAATTCTTTACGAATCAACAATCTAATTTGAGAGATGTCATCAATCTCCAATGCCTCATTTACTTTTTTCTTTTGACATCCGCAAGACATATTACGCCCCTAATTCTTTAATCTTACGAGAAATTTTTAACATTCGCTCAGAAATTTTACTGAATCTGACTTTTGTAGATTCCCAATACTGATTTTGACCTACACCCATTTCAGTTTTGAGTTTGGTGTTTTGGTTTACCAATTGTTCTACTTCGTAAAGTTTACGATTAATTTCTTTAATAGCCAAATTCACTTTCTTTTTAGCAGAAAGCGTTTCATCTCTTTTGTAAGCACGATATGTAGCTTCAATCAAACTCTCTAATTGAGAATCTAATTTTGAAAGTGACTCAAAGTGTTTATTTGATTTCTTTGATTTTTTATACCCCAAAACCTCAATATGGTCATCATCCATATCATCTTCACTTTTAGCAAAAGCGTATGGGGTTCTTGGGGGACCAGCACCACCATCAAGGTTTGCGGTCACATTGGCTTCATCCAACTCTTCCTCTTCTTCTTGGAGTTCAAGTTGATTAAATTTATCTTCAAGTTCTTTTAACAAGTATCTGCTCATTTCAATTTCCTCACCTCTTGTAACAATTCGTGGTATCTTAACAAAGAAAGAACTTGCGTTTCGCTGATTACTTTTGATGTTGCAATACTATCCATCAAATTGATAGTTTCGTTTAACTTGATTGAAATAACTTTATCAGAAACTTTTAATTTACCAAATTGGGTTTTTAATTTTTTAACTTCTGATATAACATACTTTCTTAACTTCTCTGAATTATCAATGTTGTTGATGTATGTTCTCAAAATGGTCTTTTGTTCGGTTGTAAGACCTGTATACTTTTCGTTAAACGAATCTACCAAAAATTTGTAAGCCAATAGTCTAACTTCTTTTGGTTGACTTGTGTAATCTTCGTTCAATTTTTCTTCTACCAATTGTTCTTTTTTGGTAATGATGTTTTCAAAGATTGTATTCTTACATTCAACCCATTCTTTTGGAGATGTTTCTTGTTTGAATTCAAACAATTTGTAGGTTGATGCTAATTCTTTGTAATTGTTTACACGATACTTGAAAAAGTCATCAATTTTGTATGATTCTTTAATAGACTTGATTAAGTTATACTTTTGTCTACGAAGAATAGATTCATTTAACTTTTCTCTTTGCTCTAAAATGATATTAACAAATTCTTGAGCTTTGTATTGTGAATCAAAGTTTTCTTTTTGGAGTGTCTGATATAGATTTAACTCCTTGGTCAATTCAGTCCCTTTTTTGAAATGGGATTTAATAATTTCAAGCGCCAGTGAGTTTTTGCCAGCTAATGTATCAGCAGCAATTTGTCTCACGAGCAACTCAAATAAAATACCCGTATTTTTGAACTTACTGTGTTTTAATTTACCCATTTCAAACCTTTTATTTGACTTTCTAATAATTTTAGTTAGAGAAGATTTTAGTGCGGCTTGAGATTCAACCGCCATCGGACTCTTTCTAAATGTGTGATATGCATTATCAGCTCTTACATCGGTTTGTTTACCAAGTGGGTCTCTACCCATATTTGCTTGGTCAGTTCCGTAGGTTCCACTTTCAGTTGGTCTTCCAGCACCAGGGAATCCACCTTCAGGCGAACCACCTTCTTCTTCAGCCGGCTGTTGAGCAATCACAGCAAGGTCGTGTGGTGTACCAAATGACTCACCGGTCTTGGCTGGGTCATTACCTTCGGTTGTAATTTGTTCTTGTCTGAAACCTAACTTCAAGTCATCAATTACTTTTTCTTGTTCTGCTTTCCATTCATCATCGGACATATTAAAGATGTTTTTGTAAATCCACTCTTGTGAAATCATCTTCAAGTCTTTCAAATCACGAGTCAATGATGTTTTTTCAGCAAGTAAAGCAACCTTCTCTTGTTCGTAAATGATAGATGGGTTTGTAAGTTCCAACTCAAAGTTTACGAGGTCTTCATTCTCGTATCCTTGTGAGTATAGGTGAACGATTGCAATTTTAGTTAATTCTGAAAGAACAATCTTTTGGATTCTTTCAACGGTTCTTGCAAATCTAATGTCTTGTTGAGCAAGTGTAGCTTTACCTTCAACACCCTCTTCGTATCCGATGAACGCCTTGGGAACTTTCAAAGCCGCCATCATTCTATTCTTCAAGTATTCAATGTCATCAATACCACCGAACTCCATACCACTTAAAGAATCAATTTCAGTTCCACTCTGACCACCACGAACGGGCAAGAAGTAGTCTTCTAACATATTCATCATATTGAACTTGAGGTTGTAATCACCGGTGTTTTGGTCAATGTATGGAACCTTCTTCATTCCATCAATGATGTTTCTCATATGTTGGTCTACCTCTTGTGGTGGGATATTACCAACATCAATTTTGAAGATTCTCTTTTCAGGTGCTCTCATAATTCTATGAATCATCATAGCATCTTCCATAAGAGTCAACTGCTTCCAAGTTTTTCTAGCACCCTCTAACAACGAAGCACCATATGGTAAAAAGTTGGTGTCGGTCATCAATCTAAAGTGAGCAATCTGATAGAATGGGAAGTATGTGTGTTTGTCTTTACCATATGAGAAATTGGTAGAAGAACTCATACTTGATAATTTGAATCGTACTTCATAAGGATTGTCTTGATTGAATCCCTCTTCACGTTCAAGTTCGTATGCTGAAATTGGTTGAACGTTTACAATACCCACACCCTCTTCAATATCCAAATACAAGTAGTAATCACCATATTTGTTCATACCACGAATCCAAGCCCAAAGATTGAATTCAATGTTTAAGATATCATAAAAAAGGTTGTGAAGAATCTTCTTTAAGTTTTCATCGGAAGATTTAATACGGATTACATCACCCATATCATTTTTCAAAGTTGTTTCATCCGAATAAATGTCCAAGATAGAGTGAATGATTGAGTCTTTATCCATCGCCTCGTAGTCGGTGTATAATTCCAACTTGTTTGAGTGATAGTTAAATTGTTGGTTGTAGGTTTCCCAGTTTCTACGAGAAGTATGTAATCTACCAAATCTATCGTAGTAGGAAGTTCCACGGATATTACCTTGGGACTGAAGTCTTTGCGAGTCTACCGTTTGTAAACGACCCTTACCCACGCGTCTTACAATGACTTGGGTAGCGAATAGTTTTTGTAGTCTTCCAAATAGTGAATTATCTGCCATAATGTTTTCTCAAGTTAAAGAGTATATCTTTACAAGCTATAAATATACAAAAAATAAACTACACTACCAAATTAAAGTATCCAGGTCATATCAACATCATTTCCACGACCATCTTTGATTACCCACGGATTACTTTGACCTAATCTTGAATTGTAAACACCACCTTGAGTTCTACCAATGTGGGTTAGTGCGGTTCTACTTAAATCAATACCTTGTTGTCTTAATTTCAATGCGGTGTCTCTTACCCAAAGACCTGTGGAGAATGACATAACCAAGTCATCGTTGTACCCTTGTTGTGCTTCTGCTTTAGAACCATTCCAAATGAATACAAATAACTCATCAATCAACCTTTTAGAATGGATGATTGGAGTTTTTTCTCTCATATAAGTGTCAAGTTTAGAAATCACCAAAGGTCGTGTTCTTGATGACATAGTAAAGCCCGGAACCATATCCTCTTTCTTTTTCAAGTCCCAACCTTTACGAAGATGGACATCATCATCAATATATCCCAACTCACGATATGAGTAGTATAGGTTTGTATAGTTTCGGTCAATCACTTCTTGAATTACAGCCCAACCAATGTTTGCGTTTTCCACCACCAACATTGCGTTGTTCCATTCAGCAGCAACTGATGTAAGGAATGCTCCATATTGTTTGGTTTCAATCTTACCTTTGTATTCTGCAACTTGTTCTACCGTCTCAATATCAATAACGTGAAACGCTGAATAGTCGGATGAATCACCACGAGCCACGTCGGCTACTACCACATAATCACGAGAATAATTTGGATATTCCCACAACCAATAGTTTCCATCAAATCCACGTTTTTCAATTGGGTCTTTGATGTAAGTTTCGGTGTACCAACTTAAAATAGATGAATCAACCACCGTGTAACCCGAACTGATGAAATCACAATCACATTCTTGAGCAGCACCTTTCTCACCAAGGAGTTTGGTCTGGTCATCTCTCCACTTTTGGTTTCTTTCGGGGTGAACGGTCCAGTGTAGTTTGATTGGATTCCAACTATCACCAGCCTCACCCTTTAACCAAATTTTATGGAACCAGTTTCCCACACCATTTGGAGTTGATAATACAATAGCTTTACCGCCCGTTGAAAGGGTTGATTGAGCAGATGTCCAAATATCCTCAATGTTTGTAATAAAGGCTGCCTCATCCATAATCAACATAGAGAGTGCTTCAGAACGACCAGCGTCTCCAGCAGCAGATGTTGCTTTGATTTGAGAACCATTTCGTAATCGTAAAGAAAGTTTGTTGTCTTCTTCGGTCTGACCCTTTAGCCAACTTGGTAGGTTCTCGTGCATAAAGCGAACCTTGGTCACGAGGTTTTTTGCTACTTCTTGTTTGGTTGCAATTACAAGAATGTTTTTATCTTCGTGGAATAACATCATCCACAAGGAATATCCAGCGGATAGGGTTGAAATACCTAACTGGCGAGATTTAAGAATGACATTGAATCGGTGGTCGTTAAACTCCCTCATCAAATCTTCTTGGAAATCGTATAAGTTAAAAAGGATTTTCCCTCGGTGAGGGTGTTGGATATAACAATACTTCTTAAAAAAATATACAGGGTCTTTAGCACACTTGATGTACTCTTCCCTAATAAGTTCCTTTAAAGTTTTTGCCATACATTTTTATTTAGAGTGCAAATACCAAACTTAAAGTAGCACCACCAACAAAACCAAATACCAAACCTTGCCACATTTTGGAAGATTTTTGCTTTTTAAGAACTGTAATTTCGTTTTCTTTTAATGAAATGATTTTGTTTTTTTCAACAATTACCAAATCTTTTGTGGAAATTACTTTGTTTAAATTGTCAACCTCAACTTTATACAAACCAATAGATTTTGCATACAAGTCAAGTTTTTCTTGTGTTAATCTTAATTCTTCAACACAAAGGTCTCTTTCGGCTTTTACTTTTAAAGCCTTTTCAAGGGATGCTCTCGGAACCGCAATTAAGTTAGGTTCAGTTGAAAGCGTCTGTGAAAGCATCGGCAATGTCGTTGTCAGACATAGCGTCAAGCTTAGCAACATCTTTTTCATATCGTTTCCTTAACTTGTTGATTTGAGCATCTTTTCTATCAATCTGACCATCAATCTTTTTTAACTCTTTTTCAATCTCTTTGTTGAGTTTTAAAATAGAGTCTGACTGATTTTCTAATGATTGAATTTGTTCTTTGTACTCTGCTTCACGTTCCTTCAACATTTTCTCGTATTCTCTTTTGTATCTATTACCTGCAAAAAAGAATTGATATGCAAGTAGCGCTAATAACGCAAGAATTACAAGTTGTTGAGTATTGAAACGTTTCATTTATTTCTTTGCAGCGGGCTTCTTAACAGCAGCTTTTGGTTCTGCTTTTGGAGCAGTAGCTTTTTTCTTTGGGTAGTATCTCTTCTTTTTAGGAGCAGCTTTTTCTACTACATTAGCTACATCTGAAGTTTCTTTAACTACCTTCTTAGCAGCAACTTTAACTTCTTCAACCGCAACTTTTACTTCAGCTACTTCTTTTTTAACTTCAGCAACAGTTTCTTTGATTCTCTCATCAATGGTTGTTTTACCAAGTAACCAGTTCCAAACTTTCTTTAATGTTTCCATAGTTTATTCCAATTTTAATTAAACTACTAATAAGTATGTAATT